TTCTTAACTAAGAAAGTAGATAGTGATTGCTCATTTATATCATTACTCATTCAATTTGCTATCATTAACTATATCTTTAGCAATGTCAAGACCTTTTTTATAATCATCTAAAACTTTATCTTCTGCTTTTTCTTCTCTATCTAGCAAATCGCTAGCAATCTGCTGTCCTATTTTTAAACCAGTTGATTCTTGTTGAGCATCAATTCTTTTTTCTTCTAGTTCTTTATTAGCTACAGCTTTAGCAGCATCTATAGCTAATTTACTTTCATCAATTTTTAACTTACCTTCAACTTGTTTTTCTTTAATTTCAAGTTCTTTTTGTTTAGCTAATATTAATGGGTCTTGTGCTTGTTCTTGTATTCTTTGTTGTTCTGCTTGTGCAGCATTTGTAGTTGCTACTCTTTGTGCAGCTTCAGCTACTAAAGTAGATATTCTCTTCTCTACATCTGCTGGTAGAG